CTGGGTGAACTGGGTCAGTTGTCCCGGCTCTTCGATCCCATCGGGCCCGATCTTGTCCCTGGTCAACTGAGACAGGGCTTTGGTGAGGTTCCCGGTCAGTTCCTTCTTCTCGATCAGGGCTTTGTTACGAAGTGATGCCAATGTGTGGGCCCCTGTACTGAGGATGTGGCCGACGCCGAGGTTCTGGGCCCGGGTAGCCGCTCGCTGAGACAACGTGGGTGTCCCGATGATCTGGTTCCCTTCGGCATCCAGGATCGGCTTTCCATCGATGTCCGTCAATGCCCGGGTGGCAGTGCCGATCTTGATCGATCCGATAGCCTTCCCGGCTATCCGGATCGACCCGGTGTTGCCGAGAGCCTTGGCTGTCACTCCCAGTCTGTCCGCTAAGGCCTCTCCTGCTGCACTGGAGGCGATGGCTGAGCCGGCCCCGGCATCCAAGTACTTGAGGCCGGGCATGACGTCTAGGAGCGATGTGATGGGCTGTTCGGCCAGCTTCTCCAGCCCGGCTTTGATGTTCCCCGCCTTGAGGACCGTGCCCAGATCGTAGGCACCGGGGATCCAGGACAGGGCCGTCTGGGTCAATGCGTTAGCCAGCGGGTCCTTTCCAGCAAGTCGGGCTGGGTCCTCGAGATCATCGACGGTGTCCTTGAAGGTGTCCCAGATGTTGGCGGCAAGTCTTGTCGGCATGAGACCGGTGAAGATGGATTGGGCGTTGGTGATGGTATTGCCGATGATGTTCGCCGCTGACGGATTGTCCGAAGGCAGGGCCGTGTTGTAGTCCATGCCGGCGGCAGCCAGGATGGCTCTGGTTCGTTCAGCATTGGACATGGTGTAGTAACCGCTGGTCAGGCGGGACGAATCCAGGGTGTAGACGTTGTTGACCGCGACGGTGGGGATCTTCTGGGTCTGGGCCCAGGACTTGATCTTGGTCCAGTCGGTGTCGAAGGTCTGGACCGCCGGCTTCGGCTGGCTCACCTAGTCCCCAGTCCCGGGGTTGTCCGGGTTATCGGTCGAGGGGTTCGTTGGGCCGGAGGCTGGCGGATTGGGCTTCCCGGGCGTCGTTGTTCCAGGTGCGGAGTTGCCGATGGTGGCGGCATAGGCCTGCTGGACCCACTGCGGCGTGCCTGCGATGGAGAAGGTCGGGGTGCCTGTTTCGGTCTTGTACTGGGCCTCGGACTGCAGGGCGGAGAGGATTCCTTGGTAGGGGGCCGTCTGCATGTAGAGGTTGAGCGCCTCCCCAGTGCCCTGGAGAGCCCCTGTGATGGCCCCTGCGCCTGCGGCATTGGCCGCAGCCACCTGCTTGGCCGGTCCGGCCAGAGCAGCGGCGTAGGCGGGATCCTGGCCGTAGGCGACGCCCCCGATGGCCTGACCTAGGCCGGCAGCGTAGGAAGTGTCGTTCGATGCCACCTGGTTGTTCAGGTAAGGGGTGATCCCCGATTCAGCCGAGGCGAACTGGCTGATCAGTCCGTCCATCAGTTGGCTGGCATAGTCGGTCGGGGTGGTGGTCGAAGAGGAGCTTGGAGGCTGGTTGGACTGAGTCCTGACCTCTTGCTCCTCAGTTGGGGTCAGTTGGTCCTGGGGTACGAAAACCAACTTCCCGTTCTTCATGATCGGGACGTTGCCTGCCTGCATCTCGGCGACGTTGGATTCGGACTGAGCCTTGGCCTGATCTTTCAGAGACTGATCCTGGGTATCTGGACCGGCGGCCATGTACTCGGCCGGGGTCATCCCCTGAGCGTTGGCGTCGGCCAACTCAGATGGGGTCAATACAGGGGGGAACTTGTCGTCGTCAGCCATGGGTCAATCCTCTCATGATCCGTATGCCCCGGTCGGGTTCACCCCCCCGGCGAGCCCGTAGTTGGCCAGAGCCCCACCGACATCCTGGGTCGCTCCGGACAACACTCCCCCGGCCTGGGCGACCAACTGATCGATGTTCTGTGCCGCTCCCTCGCCTCCGGTCAGTGAGGCCTCCTGCAACCTGGCCTGCACCTCCTGAGCCGAGAGGTTGTTCTGCTCACCGATGATCTGGTAGTTCTGCATGGCTCTTGCGAAATCTCCCTGGGACAAAGCTTCTTGACCCTGAAGAGTTTGTTGCTGCCACGCCGCTTCCTGACCCAGGGTGCCCTGCTGGGTCTTCGATCCCTGGGTGTTCAACGCGCCCGACGCGGCCTGTCCTCCGACCAGGGACTGGAGCTGGTTCTGGAAGTTGAGCTGGTTCTGCTGTTGCTCCTGGCCGAACTGCTGCTGTTGGAACCCGTACTGCTGCTCGGCGCCCGCCTGTTGGAGCGCGGTCTGTTGCTGGCTCAGCCCCAACCCTCCCAGTTGGAACCCGGCCATCTGGGACTGATAGGCGTTCTGCTGGGCCAACTCGGGAGTGACCATGCCCAGTTGGTTCTCGATGCCGGCGTATTGCAGTGCGGCACCGGCTACCTGAGGCGCTACGGTTCCTTGCTCGGCTGCTTCGAGGGCCTGATTGGGATTGCTCGATGCCAGACCAGAGGCGATCGAGGCGTAGTAAGAAGCATTGGGATCGGTGGTGGTGGCCATTACTCGTCCAAGTCCAAGAAGAGGGGATTGTAGTTCTGCTGGCCTGTCGAGAAGAAGTTGGCCTGGTCGGTGTAGGCCCGACTGATCGTCTTCATCTGCTCGAGCTGGTTGGTGTAGTCCTGTTGGAACATCTTTGACCTCGGGTCAGCGTCTTTCATCATGCACCGGTAGGCCACGAAGTTGTAGAGGCAGTCCTCCCATCCGGGCAGGATGTCGAGCTCATCGGTTCCCGTAGCCACCGGGGTGGTGGCTTGGTAGTAATAGACGTTCAGGGTTCCCCCGACGTTGGGGACCGGGTAGAGGATGATCTGCAGTCCAGTCACTCCGGGATCGGAGTCGGTCGGGTAGTTCCACAACGTGTACTGCTCGGAAGGGTCTTGAGGTTCCCCCAGGACTGGTCGCTCTCGTTGTAGCCCTGGAAGCTGAGTGAGTAGGTGTAGCTCGTGTTGTTGGTTGGGACGAACTCGAGCCGGTAGATGCGGAGCAGATCGGACGGAGCCACGTACATCTGCTGGGCCGCCACCGCGGTGATCTGAGCCGACGCCCGTTTCCACTCGGTGACCCTCTGGATCTCGGCCTGGCCCTGGTTGATCCAACTGATGATCTCGGTGGTCTGCCAGAACTGTTGGACGGGCTCGTCGATCAGACTCCGGATGTTGGTCTCGGCGACCGTCAGGGTGTCCGGCATGGCTAAGAACTTACTCCGACCGTCGCCGCATGGGCGATCTGCTTGTAGCCCAGGGACACCGAGTGGACGTTGGGAGCAGCCGCGCTGTTCCCCAAGGCGTCGATCCTGATGGTCAGGTCTTCTCCGGTGTAGACGTTGCCTGCGGCATTGGCCGAGCCGATGGGCATTCGGATCATGGTCGGAGCGGCGAGGATGGTGGCCGGGGTGGTGACCGACCCGACCTCGGTTGCTCCCTGGTAGATCGAGACCTTCACTGTGGCTGCAGTGTTCCCACTGTTGGTCGAAGCTCTGACCACGACTTCACGAAGTTCCACAAACCGGTTGGTGGTCAGGCGGATCGGGAGGCCCTGCCACTGCCATGTTTCCGAAGGAACGGTCTGGTCGAAGCGGTAGAGGAAGGTCAGGTCGGACGAGGTGAATTGCAGCGGCGCTGCGTAGATCTGCTGACCGTCGACCTCCTGCACCCAGAACAGATCCGCTCCGCCCTGGGTGGCGTCGGGGTAGTAGCGCCACCACGAGTTGGTCCTGGTGTCGTAGAGCCAGTTCATCGAGAAGTAGACCTTGTCCCCGATGCACCGGCAGTAGAAGCCGTAGTTGTTGGACTCCATGTCGTTGAAGACAGAGGGCAGGAAGAAGCTGTCGTCCAACTGACTCGATATCTTCTGTGAGGTCGAACCGCCGTTCCAGCTCCATGCCCCGTTGTCGAAGCTGCAGTAGATCATCCCCGGCAGTCCTGAGTGCGCGCTTCCATAGATCCCACCGGTGGGCTGCACGCCGGGAAGGAAGGTGACGTTGGGAGCAAAGATGTCTCCGGTGACGACGATCCCACCTCCCCGCTTCTTGATCAGCATCAACTCCCCGGCCGAGATACTCGCGCCGCACCCGTAGCCGTAGGGCTCCTCGGCAGCCAGGACGGTCATCTGGTTGCCGTAGTCCGTCGAGTTCGGTGGGTCAGTGAAGTTGATGTTCTCGTTGGTGTCGAACCCTCCACCGGCGGGGTACATGTAGGTGATGCCGGCGAGGACGACGACGCGCGACTGATGGACCAGCACTTGGCCGGACACCGACGTGTACGGGGGACCGGTGATCAGAGCCAGCGGCGTGTAACTGGTCGGGGTGGCCGGGTTGGGGTACATCCACAACTGACCTGTCGCCGTGTTGGTGTTGGACGACGGTCCGCCGTTGGGGTAGACGATGACCGGATTGCCCGGAGTGGTGGTTGGGTCGGTCGCTGCTGCTCGGGTCAACTGGGGATAGGGGGAGCCGAAGATCCCGGCTGCTGAAGGCTCCGAGGTCCCGAGACCCGCGGCGGTGAAGGTTGTGGTTTCGGCTATGTAGGAGAAGGGCTGCCAGATGTGGGTGGTGCCGTTGTCGGCTTCCTGGATGACGAAGACCTCGGTGTCCCCGTTGGAGAGTTCGTCGTGGACCAGGAGACCGACGATGTAGTTGGTCGGGTACGCAGTAGGGGTCCAGGTGTACTCCTGGGCGACGGCCGGAAGTGGGCCCAGTCCTCCTCCAGGAAGTGCGATGCAGGAGTGGGTGAAGTTGGGATCGGCCGCACCCTTGGGCCCGGGAACGTTCGGCGCTTGGGTGGAGACGGAGGTGTAGTCGTAGATGCCTGCGCTGAAGTCAGCGAGGTCCAGCCACTGGAGGTCACTCTCTGGCTGTACGCCACGAGGCTCGGCCGGCATCAGACATCAGCCATCGCTATTCCATCCGGCGTGTTCACCATGACTTGCTGCCGCTGCTCGAGCAGGACCACGATCTCGTCCCGGAGGGTCTGGTAGAAGGCGACCTGGCCTTCGTACTCGAATAGATCACCCTGATCGGCACAAGAGCCCATCTCGGCGTCCATCCGCTTCTCGGCCACTGATCGGCCCGTCGATGCCGAGTAGGCCTCCAGGAAGGAGCGGTTGCGCTGCTTTCTCACATTGGCCAGGGCGAACTGCCAGGTGGCCAGTTGTCCCGAGACCCGGGTCAGGTTCTGACGAAGCTCCTGGCGATCCATCCCGGCATAGTCGTTCTCATCCCGCATGGGTGGGGGTGTCCACCTCTGCGTCGTTGCTGTCCTCGCCCCGCAGTCTCTTCAGCTCTTCCCGCATGGCATCGAACTGGCGCTCGACGTGCTCACGATAGGCGACGGCGTCGTTGAGGTCCTCGGACTCTGTCCGCACCGCTCCGTAGACCGCGGTTCCCGAGGTGTCGAAGCAGGCCGGAACGACCTTCTCCCCGGTCTCGGTCTGGACGGAAACTGGCCACGGGGTTGTCTTGGGCTCGCCGTGAAGAGGAGAGTTGGGCGGGTACTCCTCGGCCAAGAGGGTCTCAACGTCGGCGGCGTAGGAGCCGTAGAAGACTCCGAGCCTCTTGATCTCGTCCTCCCGCTTGTTGATGAACCCCTTCTCCTTGGAGTCCTGGAACTTGGTGTAGACGCCTTCACGCGAGCGGGGGTCACCCCAGAAGATTCGGACCACCTCGAAGGGAACCAGGGCAGATTTCTTCGGAGGGATGCGGTAGGCGCGGGTTCCTGCCGTGGGCGGGATCACCAGTTCTTGATCGGGCGAATCGTTGCGGAGACGGAAGATGTCCCCCGAGTCGATGACGGTCTCGGACGGCTGCATCAGACCTGCTTGATCAGAGACCAGACCAACGCCGTTCCGGTGGAGATGGTGACCGCCTGCAAAGCCGTGCCGATGCCTTGGCCGGCGGTGACGGTCGAGGCCGTCTTGGCCGCACCGGCGGTGGCCGCGCTCTGGATCAAAGGGTTGCCCGCGGTGGTGGTGGCATCACAGAGGATCTGGGCGAAACCGGCGATCAGGATGGTGCACACCTTGCCCGAGGCCACCGAGGTGGCGCTGTTGGCCGTCTCTCCGGTCGCCCCGCCCACCAGGACTCCCACCAGCTTGTAGTCGGCCGAGGTCGACGAGGGCTGGACGTTGATCAGGGTCGGGGGATTGGATGTCCCGGGACCGGTGTAGGGAGTGACCACCTCCATCAGGGTCCCCACCGGGGTCGGACCGGTGACGGTCGACAGGATCACCGCCTGCAGGCGGATGGCGCCGTAGGAGACGTCGTTGTAGTAGCCCGCACCGGTTGGATTGGGGAGCATCGTGATGGTCATGAGTTTCCTTTCTCAGCCGGTGAGGGCGGTGAATGCGCCCTGACGGGCGACGTTCGAGCAAGAGGCGTTGCCGGCCCAGACGACGAGGGAGGTCATGGCGTCCTGGTTCGGAGGCTTGACGAAGTCCTGCACGTAGAAGTTGGCCTTGTCGTTGACGATGAGCTCCCAATAGTTCTCGTTGAGGTAGGCGAGACCGTTGGTGGGAGCGTGGTCGTCCTGCAGCCAGGGGATGTTGTTGAACACCAGGTTGGTGAACCCCGCTTGGGCAAGCTGGGTCTCCTGTCCACCGGGCTGCTGGGGGAACTGCTGCTGGGCCAGGTTGAGGTTCCAGTAGCGGCTGTAGTTGTTCTTGTCCCCGACGATCACCGTGGGAACTTGGCCACCGGACTGGGTCGACACCCACAGGGCGTTGAGCTTCTGCAGGGTCATGGTCGTGGTCGTCGAGTCGATCTGAGCGGCCCACCACGGGTTGGCCGACTGGCTGATCCCGCCGTAGGTGCCCGAGGTCTGGAGGGCTTCATAGATGCCGTCGATGGCTTGGGTGTTGGTGCCGTTGGAGAAGATCCCGTAACCGAGCAAGTCGGCCAACTGCATCTCGGTCTGCTTGAACTGGGAGGCCAGATAGTCGGCCACCTTCATCGGGCTGTCGGCCTGCAGTTGGGTCAAGCCGTCCACGGTCACGTTGCCGTAGGCCTGCTTCCAGGCGAACACCGAGTTCTGGATGGTGTCGGACTGGGGCACAGAGAGGGTCTGGGGGCCGGTGTACCAACCACCACCGGACATGGCCGTCCACATGAGCGGTTGCTCGATCTGGAAGCCGCCCTTCTCGATGATCTTGTTCATCCTGTTCCAGCGGAAGAACAGGACGTTGGACCCGTAGACATTGTCCACGATCACGTCCCGGATGATCCGTCTCGACAGGGCAGTGACGGTGGTCGTACCGATGGCTGCTACGGGCATTTCAACCTCTCTCGGTTATCAAGTTGTCCCGCCCATGGACTCGAGTTCCTTGGCGAGTCGAGTGGCTACTTCGTTCCACGTCGATGCTGGCTTTTCTCTCTGTGGGCGACGGGTCGATGTTCCTGTCCCACCACTCAGTTTGGTGAGGTCATTCTGGCGAACCCTGTCTTTCGCCTTCGTGTCCTCCTTGCGTACTCCGAGCACCTTATCCCGTGTTGCGGGATCGGTGAGGGATCCAAGTTCCAGCGAACGAACCAGTCCTTCGACCGGGTCACCGGGGAAGTTTGACATGACACCCGGGATGTTGACGTTGGCCGAGGTGTAGTTGCGGACGGTCTGGATGTCCTCTTCGGTCAGGTCGGGGTGAGAAGTGCGGAACTTCTCCACCGCGGTGTTGATGTCGTTGGTGACCCGGGCCTGGTCGGCCTGGGACATGACCTCTTGTTGGGTCCGACGATCGTTCTCCTGATCGGAGCGGAGTTTGTTGAGCTCGGTCCAGAAGGCCACCGCCTGGATGTCGTCGGGGTCGATGAAGTCGGGCAGCTTCTCCTCAACTAGCTCGCCCGGCTCCTCGACCTCTCCGGGCTGTGCCTTACCGGAGAGCTTGTTCGTCACCATCTCGTTGAAGGATGATGCGAGATCTGGGTGCTCCATCAGGAGCTGGCGGACCCGGAGAAGTCCTTCCGCCTCGGTCTTGGTCAGTCGGGTGCCGAAGAAGTCAGCCTCGTCCGGAGCTGATCCCAGGTCACCTTGTTCTGCAGCGGCCGAGGGAGGCTCGGTCCCGGTTCCGTCGTCGTCGCCATCTGC